ATGCGGCGGTAGTTGCCGGTCTGCACTGCCTCGAGGAGGATCGAGATTTCCTGGGGGGATATGTCTTCGGGCATGTATTCCGTAAGGAGCTGCACTTTCACGTCGTCGGAGGGCAGGCCGGCCCAGCTCGCCACGAGCTTCAGGACCTTCGTCATTACTTCGGATACGGCCATCGCCATTCTGCCGATGGTGGCGTTCGCTCCCGATCGGCGAATCATCAGGGTTTCGCTCGCCTCATTGCCGGAACGGTAGAAGTCGAGCATCCCCGAGCCGAGCTGCACCATCCAAGTTTCCTTCTGCCTGGCGGCGCTCTCAAGGGCGCTCAAGCCTTCGCCCTTGAACTCCAGGTAGTATGCTTTGGCGTCGGGGAGGTTGCTCGAGATCCCTTCCGTTGATCCGAGGCGTACCGCTTCTCCCTCCTGGAAGTTGAAGCCGGCGAAGATCGGGGTCGGTAGTCCTGAATGGAATCGGCCGTGCTCGAGGTCGGCCATTGTCCGGTAGTGGCTGATGTTTATGTCCACGAGATCGAGGAGGGGCGGGATTCTGCAGGCTGCGCTTCCCGATGCAGCGTCGAAGAAATAAAAGGGTATGAAATCGAGGGGCTCGCCATTCTTAATCGGCGTCGTGGTCCCAGAGACGATCCATGGTGCCTCCTTCCTGCCTCTCGCCTTGAATTGCGTCATGCGCCATTTCCTCACGGTGTAGATCCCGTTCAGGAGGATGAGTTCCCTATACTGTGGCTGTTCAAGACCTTCGCTGTCCTCGATGGTCTCCTTGAGGACGATTCTGTCCAGAACGGTCTTCCCCTTGTGCCTTCCGCAATGCCAGTTCGTGATGTCGAAGGCGCTGTAGAGGGTCATGTAGGGTCGAGCCTCGGCTCGTTCGGCTTCAGCCTGGCTCATGCCCTCGGGAACGGTGCCGGAATAGTCGACGAGGAGGCCGCACCTTCCAAAGCCGATCACCTCGGTGAGGTTGTCCTCGAGCAGCTCGACTAAGGGTTTTCCGTTGAGGTCGGCGTCGGCGATGAGGGGGCTGTTCTCGTCCATTCCTTTTATCGTCGGGGCCTTGGAGAACACCATGCTCGTGTAGAGCTCCATGGTCTTGCCGGCGGCGTTGAAGAACACCGCTCGTTCCTTGTAGTGCTCGTAGCTCTCCCTGCTCTGGCCCGGCAGCCGGGGGAGGAGGGTCTCGCCGGCGGCTTTCACGGCGTCCGATCCTTCAAGCACGGTTCTGCAGCGCGTCCAGAGCGGCAGGTATTTCATATACTCTCTATGGCAGGTCGTTATGTCTCTTTCGGTCATGCCGCCTCCAGTCGCGTGGCTTTCGACGCTCTGCGCGCCGTCGTTATACGGTAGCCGACGTCGTCGTAGGCGTGGTCCTCGGCGTAGGTGTCCACGTCCTCGGCGTTCCGGGGGTCCCTGGGCAGAATGGGGAGGGTCCTAATCGCACCGTAGAGGCATCCCGAGAAGAAGAAGATCCCGGGATCCTCCATCGGCGTCTCCAGGTCGGCGGCGAGGAGCCGCCGCAATACTGAGAGGCGCCTTATCCTTGATCCCGGCCTCTTGTCGGCAGGGTAGAAGCAGCCGCTTCGGCCGTAGCCCATGTCGATACCCTGAGCAATCGATGCCTTTCCAGGGTCGGCGTCGAAGATTGAGCTGTCGGCGGGGCCGGGGTTTATGCTGCGTATCTCGAGGGTGTCCTTGAGCGCTTCCTCCCGCTCCCTGATTCCTTTTCCGATCGCCGAGTCCTCAAGGAAGCAGCCTTTGTTGGGCTTCCCGCTCCATCCGTACCATTCCGAGATCCTGAATAAGGTTCCCTTGGGCCAAGCCTTGGTCATTCCGTTGTCGAGCGTCGCCTCGCTGCCGTTCGACTCCGCCCACCAGCCGACGCTGAATGGCTTCGAGCTTCCCCAGTCGAAGCTCCGGTCGACGTACCAGCCGCGGGGGATCTTGAAAGAGGGCATCACGTGGATGCCGCTCTGCCACAGGTCGCTTAGGGCGCCGCCGGCGATGATGTCCCAGTCTCCCAGCTCCATTGCCCGAATGAGGGCGTCGTCGCCTAGGCCGTGGAGCCTGTCCTTGTAGCTGGGGTCCTCCGACATCAGGCTGGGGTTGTCGTCCATCTTGGCGGGGATGTATTGCCGCGTCATGCCGCCTTCCTCGGCGGTGGTTTTGTGAATTGCGGTGCCGAAGCTTACAAAGTCGGCCAGCACCCATGCGTGTCCTATGTTGCCGGGGTTTGATCCGCAGACGATGCGGGGGAATCGGCCTTTCCAGCGGTCGGGGAGGGTGATGCCGCTCATCCTCACTCGGCTTCTTAAGAAGTAATAGGTCGCTTCAGTGAAGGTAGTGAGTTCATCGACTAAGAGGCAGTGGATCTCGGTTCCCTGGAAGTTGTACTTGTCCTGCTCGTGCTGGCAGTGGCGCAGGTGGATGCAGGCTCCATTGCGGAATCGTATGTCGTTGCCGACGATCCTCACTTTCCCCGTTTCGACCCATGGGTGCAGGAGCGCCCGGAAAGAGTTTGGGCCTTCCATGTGATTGGCCCATAGTTCTGGGTAGGTGCGCCGGATCAGATAGACTTGCAGGTTGGGGATGTCGTTGCACCATATTATAGCAGCGACACGCAAAAGGTGGCTCTTGCCGGGGCCCGCGGCTCCTCCGAAGAGGATTTCCGTCGCGGGCGATAGCAGTACTTCAGCTTGCTTTGGGTGTAGTCTGAACTCCATCCTTCTCTATGCCGGGTTCGAGGATCACGGTGAGCGCGTCCTCGCCTTCGAGAATGGCATCGAGGTCGACGGACTGCCGAGGCATGCCGTCGACTCGGTTGACGATGTATTTCATGATTTCGTCGGATCCTTCGACATGGACATCTTTGCCGTCCTTGTCGGTGTGGATTCGTCCCATCGCGCGCTTGTAGAGTTCCTCCACAAGGAGCTGTTTCCGGAGAACCTTCTCGTCCTCGTCGAGTCCCTCGAGGTATTCCCTTAAAATGTCCGTAAGGGCCTGTCCTGATTTCGGCCGCCCTTTGGGGTTGCCCGAGGTTCCTTCTTGGAATCGTCCTTTGTTTTCCATTTCCCCGCCTGTTCCCACCTGTTTATCAGGCAATTTCCAAATACTCGTTTTTTAAGGTTTTGTTTAGGGGGGAGCGGTATTTTCTTTCCATGCCTTGCTATGGAGTGGCTTTATTGATCGTGGGGCAAGTCAGCGGCTGGCATAGTCTCCTGAAAAAGCGGAGTTCCGTGGTTTGGGGCTGTTTCGTGCGCTCCCCATGGTAATCCCGCCGGATAGTCAATCGGGGCGGAGATCACCTCAGCAGCCGGCAAGTATTTGGCTTGCCGGCTGACCGTTGTTTCGCTGATCGCTCCGCGCCCGCCCCGATGCGGTCGTTCTCGGCAACGGAAGCACGGGGAGCGCACAGGGCAACGTTTGGGGCCTAGAGGCCGGCCTGGCGATCACAGCGGGCAACGATAGCCAAGACGCGCTCTCGCGCTACGTGGGGCAAGTCAGCGGCTGGCATAGCCTCCTTAAAAAACGTAGTCCCGCGCTATGGGGCTGTCTCGTGCGCTCCCCATGGTAATCCCGCCGGATAGTCAATCGGGGCGGAAATCATCTCAGCAGCCGTCAACTTTTTATGGCTTGCCGGCTGCTAGTTGTTTCACTGATCGCTCCGCGCCCGCCCCGATGCGGCCGTTCTCGGCAACGGAAGCACGGGGAGCGCACAGGGCAACGGTCAGGACTAAAGACCGGCCCGGCGATCACAGGGGGCAACAACCGACAGGGCGCGCTCGCGCGCCACGTTGGTATAGATTTGAGTTGTCGCCACGCTCTCATGGCCCAGGAGATCCCGGATCGCCAGGAGGTCGGCGCCGTCCTCTAGAAGTTCGGTTGCGAAACTATGGCGTAATGTCCGCATGTTCGCGCGCCCGGCAAGGCCCGCCGCCTCGCTCGCTCTCGCTATCCCAGCCTGGAGCGCCCGCGCCGTGATGTGTCCGCCGCCCTGGCCCGGGAAAAGCCACTTTCGGGGCTTCTTCTCCTCCAGGTAGATTTCAAGCACCCGCATCGTCCTTGAGGCAAGGATCGTCGTACGGTCTTTGCGTCCCTTGCCCGATTTGACCGCTATCGTCCTGCGCTCAAGGTCAATGCAACTCACCGTCAAGCCGGCAATCTCCGAAACCCTCAAGCCCGCGGTGTAGGCCAGGGCGATGGCCAGCATGTGTTTGGTGTCGTTCGCCGCGTTGATCACGCGCTCGGCGTTCCCGGCATTCAGGATCTGCGGGAGCTTCCAGTCGGCCCTGGGCCTGAAGTCAATCTTAAGCTTAAGATAAAACACCTGGGCGTAGAAAAACTTTATCGCGCTTATTGCCTGGTTCATCGTCGAGGCCGCCGCCCCGCCAATCTCGAGGCGCGCTATATAGCGCATTACGTCCCGCTCTGTCACCGCCTCGATTGGGGTCTTGCCAATGAATTTTATAAAGCTCCTTAAAATCTGCATGTATCGCACCTTGGTTTTGCGCGAGAGCTTCCGCGCGGCCATTGCATCGAGAAAGAAGTCGGGCCAGGGTTCATCGGGGATATTTAAGCATCTACGAACCATATGCGCCCCTTTGAGTCTCTGACGCCTTTGGAGAGCCATTCAGACTCTTTATCTCTCTCGGATAATAAATAAGTCTCGAACACGTAGCGGTTGTCCTTATCTGTGCCCTGCAAAAATAAGGGATCTGCGTACTCGAAATGACGCCCCGGTAAAACAACAACGGGCGATACATGCTCGTTAGGTTTGACATAATGCTTATAGATGAGCGTCATGTCGCGCAGGTGGCGGCGCGGTTTCTTGGTTTGCTTGATCGATGTCAGCTTCTCCAGCTTCTCAATTCGCATTTTATAAAAGTAATCTCGCATATGTATCTCGCCTTCAAAATCCTCAATCATGTTCATCCTCTGGCCTCCTAACCTATATACGCGCACGGGTGGGCGGGTTGCTTGAGGTTTTAGAGGGGAAAAGCACGTTTTTCTAAAATATTTTGCGATCCCGTACGTGTTGCTGTTATCGCCAAAGTAGTGGATATTTATTCATTAGCGGCATCGTCAGTCGGGGCCTTTCTCCTTTTTTGTCTCGAGGCTGCGAAGGATCTGCTGCATCATAGGGCTTTCGCCAGCGCGGGGAATATCTTTGTGATGAAACAAGAAACCTTGCGCTCCGTGGGTAGAATCTCTCGGCTCAGCGCACCTTCCTTTTTTTTCTTTACTTTCTTTAATTCCTTTCTTTTGTCCGAAGTTTTCCGAGTCCGTTCCGCAATCTTCGGAAGAATGCTGAGCGGCTTCGGAAGGTTTCCGCATTCTCTCAGCAGTTTGCTGAAGATTCTCTGAAGATTTACGAGATTCCTCGGAATCAACAAAGGCATTTCCCTTCGCTAGATCATCTTGACTGGCTTCAATATCCGCGCAGTCGACCAGGGACAATTTTGGTTCGATCCCGAAGGTCTTGCGGCGGCACTTCTGACGAATCTTCACCCATTGGAGCTGAATTGCTTTTGAGGTTAGGAAGCCATAGTTATCCAGAATGTTCCGATCAAAAATATCGTGGTTGAGACAGTACTCGAGGATCTCGTCGATGCGCTTCTCCGAAGCGCCATTCTCGACCAGGAAGAGGTGCTTCGTCTCCTCATTCCATTCGCAAGCGTAGCCTTCGCGGAAGATCATCTGTTCTAATAGGATTATCGCCCCGATGCCTTCCATTCCGAAATTGGCGAGGATTAAGCGCATCTTCAAGTCCCAGCTTGTATCAATTGGGAAATAGTCGAGACTCATGTTGATGTGGTTAGCCATGCTAGAGATCGAGGTGAGATCGTAAGGCGGAGGGGATCGGTAGGAACAGTTTCCATAGAGCGAATGAGCTTGAGAGCAAGTTTTGGTAGTGATGCGCATATTCTCGAAGTTCCCGGGGAACTTCGAGACCAAGCAGGAGCTGCTCCTCCTCATAGAGGGTAATAAGCTCATTGATAGTGAGCGGCTTCTTTGATGATCTGTATTCAGCGAAGGCAAGCTCGCGGAGTCGGAGGTATATCCTGGTGTGCCTGTAATGCCAGTGGAGGAATCTTTCGCGGCTTTCGTTGGTATCGAGACGGGATCGGTCTACCTCACTCGTTAGGAGTGCGTCCATAGAGTCCCCTTTTTTGCTTTTGTGAAAATGCGACAAGGAGACCCCCTTTTATAGAGGATCTCCCCATCGACTCGGTTGAAATGTGTCACGCCGAAAGAAGCAGCTCTTCCTGGTCCTCCTGCTTAGCCTCTGCGGGTCCCAGGCTCTCCATTGCGATGCAGGTCGCCGCCATGGACTGCAGCTCGAGGCTGTGCGTGATGATGATGGTTTGGTATCTCCCCGACTCCCGGTGTGCCTCTTCGATCATGCGCAGGTAGTTCATGCGGGATTCGGGATCGAGGGCGCCGTCGGCCTCGTCGAGGACGATCGTGAGGAACTGGAGCCCCGTCGATCGCGCGCGGACCACCTCGAAGGCGTCATAGACCGCCTTTCTGATCCATACCGACTCGCCGCCCGAGAGTGTAGAGATCTCCTGCTCGTTGCCCTCGGGGTCAATAAAGAGGATGAGGAAATCCTCGATTTGGTGCTGTTCTCTTCCCTTGCCGCCAAGCTTCGTCGTCCTGATCTCGATTCTGCCCTGGTTGCCGGAGGCCAGGAGAAGCTGCGTCGCCGTCTCGGCGATGCTCGGCGCGAGGGCGTCGAGCTCGAGCGCCTGGATGCCATCCTGTCCGGCCGCCCGTTCGAGGAGGCGCCAATCCTCAATATCGCCGCCGAGGAGCGAGGCTTTCTCCTGCAGGTTCATTTTCGTCGAGAGATCCTTCTTCAATCCCTCGATCTGCTCCGTTACGGTCGCGATCCGCTCATCCTCCCTCGCGTGCTGGTCCTTCAGGGTCTCGAGCTTCGCCTTCAAGGCGGGGAGGGTGTCGTTTTTCGATTTTAACTTGAGGATCGCGTCGAGTGCGGTGATCTTTTCAGTACAGGCTTCCTGGATCTCGGAGGCCTTGCTGATCTCCTTCTCGATCTTTACGACCTCCGCCCGCGCTTTCGTAATGTGCTCCTCGGCAACCTTCGCCCTGCTGATCGTCTCGAGCGTTCCCTTTATGTCGATCTGGGCGAGCCTTTCGTTGATCTCGACAAGCTTCGCCTCGTACTCGAACTCGAGTACTCTTGGCATAATGGGCGCCTTCAGGTTTGCCAGCGCCTCCGACCGCATGCTCAGGGCTTCCCTTGCGGCCTTCAGCGCGGTCTCCTTCGACTGCAGCTCCTCCTTCATCCTCGCGATACCCTCCCTGATCCCCTTCAGGATGTCCGGTGGCAGAATCTGCCCGCATTCAGGGCAGCGGTCGGAGACCGGTTCGCGGATCCTGTCGGCGAGGTTTCTCACCTGGGCTTCCGCGGCGCCTGCCTCCTTGCGGGCGGCATCGAGATCGCGGGCGCGCTGATCGCGTGTCGCCCCGTATTCCCTGAAAGCCGTGGCGTACTCTCGGGAGGCTTTTCTGTTGATCGCGTCGATGGCGCCCGCTTCGTTCTGCAGGTGCTTCTGCTGGGCGCTCAGGGCCTCATACTCGGAGAGCGCGTTCTGGGCGTCGGAGCGCCGGCGCAGGCTCGCGCGGAAAACCTCGATCTCGTCGAGCTGGCCGCGTTCACGCCCCTTGGCCTTCTGGAAGTCGTTGAATCCCCGCTCGCGTTCGCGGACGAGGCGCTCCCGCTCAATGAGTTGATCCTTCCTTTTCTCCTCCAGGCTTTCCGCCTCGCGGACGCGCTCGGATTGCTCCTCGATCTTTGTTCCAAGGTCGACGACCGCCCCGCGGTGCTCCTCAAGCTCCTTCTCGCGCTGGGAGATCGTGACTTCGAGGGATGAGAAGGTCTTCAGTTGCGCGTCGAGGAGGCGCTTCTCGTCCTGGATCGAGTCGGCGCGGTCCTTGGATGCCGCGCGGTAGGTATCGAGCCATCGGATCCCCGCGAGCTCTCCGAAGAGGAGCTTTCGCTCGCCTTTCGTCGCCTCGCCGATCGCCGGAATGCCCCGCGGCGGGCTCTGGGAGATGAAAGCGGTTCGCGCGTAGAGCTCGAGAGTCCCGAAAAGCCGCTTCACCCAGTCGGAATAGGGCTCTAGCCGCCCATTTATACCGGGTAAGGGGATAAAGCCAGCGCCCGTATCGCGGAAGAGCCAGTACTCGCAGGAGCCC